CAAGGCGGAACTCGTCCACCCTGCTGTCCAGCATCGCAACCCGGCGCGCCGCCGTCAGCCCCGACAGGAGCAAGATCCACTCCCAGGGGGCGCAGAGGCCGAAACCGGGGCCCTGCATATCGGCGGGAAGGTGATGATGGCCCCATTGCACGTCCAAGAAGCCGTCCCTAGCGACCGCCTCCGCGATGCACACGGCCATATCTTTGAGCCAGCGGGTCCACCCCAAACGCATCGGATCGCTCGGCGGCGTCAGGTGGACCGCGGCCGCAACCGCGTGCATCCGCCAGGCGTCCTCGCGGCCGAAACGCTGCTGCTGGGCGGGGTCATAGCACAGCACGATCGTCTGCGCCAGGCAGCGGATCTCGTTGATCGCCCAGCGCTCGCCGCCGAAATACGCCGCCGGATACAACAGCCCCAGCGTGCGGCTCATGTGCTGCGAGTCGATCACGCCGTGCGTGGTCTTGCTGTAGTCCTGTTGGTGCCACCCAAGCGGGTCGTGGTTTCGGTCCCAGCCGTGGCAGACGGGCACGTGGCTCGGGCCATCGATGCGGTAGACCGCGCCGGCGGGCAGCTTCGACGGCGGCAGGCCGCGCTCGTAGAGGGCGCCGGTGCCGCGCAGTTCAAGCTGCTCCATGGCCAGGGAGCGAGTCAGGTAGCGGTTGCCTTGCACCAGGCCCCAAGGGTTGGCGCCCTCGCCAGAGCCCACGGCGCCGTAGGGTCTGTCGTACGGGAAGGGGGTCTCGTCGTTGTCCACGGCGCGCAGCAGGGACCCGGGGAGACCCAAGGGGCCGTAGGGGGCGCTGAGGTCCCAGGGCGCGTAGGTGCCGTGGTCGAGCTGCAAGCGCTGCGGCTGCGCGTTAACCGGCGCCACAGGCCCGGTCACCTCATGGTTGTTCCAGACAGACACCTCGTCGTAGGCCAGGCGCCCCGCTCGCGCATACTCCCAGTTCCGCCGCTGCGCTTTGGGCTGCCACCAGCTCGCCTCGATCATCACCGGGCCGGCGACGACGAACTCCAGCGGCGCCCCGATCTCGGTCACAGCCCAGGCGATCGACTCCTGGTGGAGCTGCTGGATCTCCTGGAGCGTCAGCGCCCGCGCCTCGCCCCAGCGGGCCTGTGACCAGTCGGGCACGGCGAGCGTGTCCACGATCAGCGTGCACAGCTCCAGCGTGTCGCCACGCCAGGCCAGCGGCTGCGCTTGCGCGACGTGCGAGCCCACGGGGATCGCGTGGCCGTCGAGGATCTGCGGGGAGCCGGGGGGTACGGGGAGGATCTTGGTGTGGAGCATGGGGTCGCGCGAGCTATTCGGGGGGAGTAAGACCCGCCCCCAGTCTCCCAGGGGCAGGCTCGGATCAGGCCCCGAGGGCCTTCGACAGCGCCTCGCGGCCGGCTGGGGTGAGGGGCTCCTTGGAGCGGCGCAGCAGATAGCCCAGGCGAACAAGCGCCTCAGCCGTTCCTGCGTGGATGCCCCACCAGCGAGAAGGATCAAAGATGCCGGCCGGCGATCCAGCGTTCCAGCCGGCACGCCCTTCCGCTATCGCCCGCAGCCCGCGGATCTGAGCTTCGGAGAGCTTCACGGCTTGCCTCCTAGCTTGGCCTTGGCGTTATCAACCGCTTCTTGGAGCGCCGCCAGGTTTCCTTTGATTGGAGTCAGGCCAACAACTAGTACGAGGGTATCTAGTGCGTCCCGCAACCGCTCAACCTCCACCAGCGCGGCGGCGTGGGCGGCTTCCGGCTCGGGCTTCGGCTTCGGCTTCGGCTTCGGCTTCGGCTGCCGCTTCTCCAGCTCGGCGATGCGGTTCTTTGCAATGGCAAGGCTTGCCGCGAGATCCGCGCAGCGGTTTTGAGCTTGCTCCAGTAGCGGCCAGGGATTGTATTGTTGAGTCATTGGGGCACCTCCCTCACCTCGACCACGCGAGGCGCGCCGCGCTCCGTCGTCCGGGTGATCCGCACCAGGCCGCGCCGCTCCAGAGCGTGCACGACCCGCGGCGGGTACAACCGCCCGCCGGCCAGGAACATGCCCGTGCACGTCGTGCGGTACGTCTTCGTGATCTGCCGCGCCGGCTCCTCGCGGATCGCGGCCAGAAACGATTCCATGTGCGGGGTGAGCTTCATTCGATCTCCTCGATCTCCTCGACCTCGATCTCCTCCCCGCAAGCGGGGCAGCTCGGCTGCCCGAGCCCAGACCCCGGCACGTCGTCCGGGTCCTCGTAGTCCCGGCTCCAGTCGCACGCGGTGCACGTGCAGCGCACCGGCAACGGCGGCAGCTCGTCGTCCCAAGGGCTGGCCGTCCGCCAGGCGTCGTAGGCGGTCTGTGCCATCAGACTTCCCTCCCCTGCATCTGCCAGGCGTGCATGAAGGCCAAGAGCACGTCCAGCTCCTGCCGCAGCGTCTCGTTGTCCGCCTCGTGGCGGAGGTTCGCCGCCTCCTGGTACAGCTTGGACAACAGCCGGTCCACGTCGCCTGAGCTGTCGAGGAGCTGCGTCAGCGTGCGGCAGACCTGCCGCGCGCCATGGCCAGGAGCGAGCTCGAGGCCGGGGCGCACAGCTTCCAGCTTGACCCGCAGCGGGTCCAGGCGGCTCACGCGGCACCGTCCTTCGCCACAGCAAGCACGGCCTTGACCTGCGCGGCCTGGCGGTCGGCCCGGATCTGGTGGTAGTGCCAGTTCTTGAGCGCCGCGCCGTAGGCGTGCGCCGCCTCCAGGATCTCGGCGCTGGAACGGTGCAGGCCAAAGTGCAGCTCGGCCAGCGCGCGGAACGTCTCGTCCTCCAGGCGCTGCCAGACCAGCACGCGGCCCTCGCCCACGGCGGCGCCGACACACGCGGCAACGGTGCTCAGGACCGCGATGCCGGAGAATGGGGCCGCGGCTGCATACAGCACGGACATATAGAGGTCGGCAATGGCCTTCCTGCTGGCCCAGACCTCGTCCCAGTGGTCCTGCGACTCATCGCAGAGGCACGGGGACATCGTGTCGAAGGCGTACTCCGGCTCGTAGGGCTCGCCGTTCTCGTCCATCAGCTCGCCGTCGGTGTCGATGTCCCAGCCCACCACGGGGCTGTCGAGGCCGCCGCGGCGGGCGCTGACCGCGGCCGCAATCTGTTGCAGGCGCGTCGCCACACGGGCGCGCGTCTCGTTGTCCTGGGGGGTGTGCATGGTAGCGTGGCGGCGATGCTACAGACCGCGCACCATGCGCGGCCGTGCGGCTGCCGTGCCACCAACATCGACGCCCGGGGCAACGGACGCAACAGGAAAAATGGGAAAAGTCCCGCCCCGGTCACAACTTGGGCTTCCGCCTAGGCTTAGGCGTTCTCCGCGGCTCGCGGCTGTAGGCGGCGCCGCGGCGGAAAAACCCGATCACCGTGGACTGCGAGAGCCCCAGCAGCTCCGCGATCCTCACGCGCGTGAACCCGGCGTCCAAGAGCCGCTTGGCCTCGTCCGCCTGGGACTGCGTCATGGACGACAGCTCCGGGGCCGGGTCCCACTCCCAGCCGCGGCGCCTTGAGCGCCAGTAGTGCTTGACGCACAGGGGCAGCGTGTTCGGGTGGACGCGATAGAACGGACCGCCGCACAGGGCGCAACGGTCGTCTCCGTGGCGGTTCGCCGGCAGCTTGCTCGGCGGCACCGGGGGCTTCTTGGTAGGGGGCATTGCAGGAAGCTACGCGCCAGATAGGGGTGCGCAATTAGGCTCTTGGGATCCGTTGCCTCTCAAGTTCTGAGACGGGCCCTTGCCGATCCTCGAATGTATGTCTGCGGTGTTTTCCGCAGACCCTCGCCCTGTCACGGCTTACGCCGTCTTCCCTGGGAAAGGCAGAACTCGCACTCCTGACTTCATGGCCGCATCTGATTCCTCCGCAGAAATCAGCCCATCAGCCAGGGCTCGCTGCCACACCACCCGCTCCACGATCGTGCTCCGCGTCGCTCGAGGCGTCACGTCCACGACCCGGTCCAGCAGCGCCCACGTGAGTGGGTGCAGGTTGATCGAACGGGACAGGCGCCGACGCTTCTCGGCGATCTGGGGACGACCCCGCGGGCGCTCAGTCTCGACGATGGCCCGGGCCTTGGCTGATTTTTTCCGTTGCATGTGTTGCGTCCGTTGGTATAATGGGGGAGCGAACCCCGCCGGTCAAGCCCGGAGGGGAGAAGCGTGATGGAAGCCCCCCGTCTCGCATCCGCGGCCCTGAGCCGCCTCATCGACGCGCTCATCACTGAGCGGGTCGAAGGACTTGGCCTCGGCCAACGGCTCTCGATCGAGGGCCTCCTGGTCTCGTATCTCGAGGCGCTGCATGGGGAAGGACGCCGGCCCCGCTACGTCCAGGACGTGGGGGCGAGCATCCGGCACGTGGTGGGCTTCCTCGCCGTCCGTCGGCTCGACGAACTCGACGCCGGGTCCCTGCTCCGCTACCGCGCAGCCGTGATCTCTAGCGGCCGATCGGCCAGGACGGCCGAGAAGAAGACCGGCGCCGTCCTGTCCTGGCTTACGTGGCTCGCAGAGACCGGGGTCGCCCCCTGCTCCCTGCCCAAGGTCCGCCGCCTCCGCGTCCGCGAGGACCAGCTCCGCCACGAGCGGCGCGCCCTCTCCGCCACCGAGCTCGACCGCTACCTGGCGGCGCACCAGAAGCTCGACCAAGCCGATCAGGAAAGATCGGCCAGGGCCGTCCCCCAGCTCCCGCTCTACCTGGCCCTGGCCGTCAGCGCCTGCCGCTGGGGCGAGCTGTCCCAGGCCACCTGGGGCGCCCTCGACGGGCAGGCCCTCGAGATCGCCGCCGCGGACTCGAAGAGCCGCAGGGCGCGCCACGTGCCTCTGTCGCCCCAGGCCGCTCGGCGCCTGGGCGCCCTTCGGGAGCTCCACCGGACCGTTTTCGGCTTCGGCCGCCCATCGGACCCGATCTTCTTGGGCCCCCGCGGCATCGGCCGGATCAAGCACCGGCCGGCCCTGCGCCGGCACGACGCAGCCCTCGCCCTGGCCGGTATCCCGCGCCGCGACGCCGCGGGCCGGGTCGTGGACCTGCACGCCCTGCGGGTCTCCTGCATCACCGGCTGGCTCGAGGCCGGCCTGGCTATCTCCGAGGCCCAGGCCCTGGCCGGCCACCGGGACATCCGCGTGACCGCCGGCTACTGCCGGCACCAACCCGGCGCCGTGCTGAGGCGCGCCGACTCGATCGCCAGGGCATTCCCCGCCCTGGACGCTGAGGCGTCGGACTGCGGCGCCCTGCCCTTCCCCCCGCACGCCGAGCCGGCGTGACCAACCACAACTCCATGCAGCACATCGATTTGGGAAAGAGCCGCGACCGGGGCCCGGGCTGGTGGAGGCAGCGGGTTTGCAATCCGTTGCCTTACCACTTGGCTATGCCGCCCGTCGCGGCTCTCCCTGAGGACCTAACCCCAGTGGAGCCGATGACTTCGGAACTTTACCCCCCTGGCGGCCTGTGCGCCAAGTGCGGCGGGTTCTTTCTGAGCCACATCCCCCAGCCCTACAGCCTCTGGGGCGGCCGGGACGCCCTGCTCTGCCTGCGCTGCGCCGCCTCCGGCCTGGTCTCCGGCTCGGTCCCCGTGACCGAGGAGAACCGCCACACGGCCGAGGAGGCCGCCTGGCGCCTGCTCGGGCCCCAGAAGGCCCAGGAGACCGAGGACGACTTCGGCCTCCTCGACTGGCTGCTCCACTCGATCGAGCGCAACGAGGGCAACGCGGGGCTCGATCGCTGGGCAGCGGCGGCGGAAGAGCACGTGCGCCGCCGCGGGGAGGGGGCCCGATGAGCGCAGGCCTCTGGCCCCACCAGGTCCGCGCCGCACAGTGGCTCGCGGGTCGGCAGTACGGGGTCCTCGACTGCCCCATGGGCGGCGGCAAGACCCGCGCCGCCATCGAGGCCGCGCGCATGATCGACGTGCGCCGCGTCCTCGTCGCCACGCGGACGGCCAATATGGGCGACTGGCCCATCGAGGTCGCCCGCGGCTGGCCCGAAGCCGACGCGCACGTGCTCGGCGGCTCGACCACGGCGACGAAGCACGCCCGCGCGCTCGAGCTGTGGCGCGACGCCGGCCGCCCGACCTGGCTCGTCACCAACCACGAGGCCGTCTGGCGGATGCCGCTCGACCTGGTCAAGCGCGCCGACCTCGTCATCATCGACGAGTGCCACAAGATCAAGGGGCCCCAGGGCAAGTTCAGCAAGTGGGGCGCCGTCGCCCTCAAGAACTCCCGGCGCTGGGGCCTGACCGGCACACTGCTCCCGCACAGCCCGCTCGACGCCTACGGCATCGCCCGGGCGCTCGGCCAGGTGGGCGGCAGCTTCATCGGCTTCCAGGCTCGGCACGCCGTCATGGGCGGCTTCGAGCTGCGCAAGTTCCTGGCGCTCAAGCAGCCCCAGGAGTTCGCCGCATGGCTCGGCACCTGGGTGCACAAGGTCACGCACGAGGACCTCCGCGGAGGCTACGAGCTGCCGCCGGCTGTGCACGTCACGCGCCGCTTCGAGCTGTCCGCCGAAGGCCGCCGCGCCTACTACGCCGTCGCCCAGTCCATGGTCGAGGAAGTCCTCGACGGCCGCCTGTCCATGGCCAACGGGGCCATCAAGCTCCTTCGGCTCCAGCAGGCATCCGGCGGATGGCTGCCGATCGACGGCCTTTCGCGCCAGGTCTGCACGGCCAAGCTCGACGCCCTCGAAGAGGTCTTGACCGAGGACCTGCCGCAGGAGCCTGCCGTGGTCTTCTTCCGCTTCACGGACGAGATCATGGCCGCCCGCTCGATGCTCGCCCGCCTCGGCCGCACGTCCTACGAGTGCTCGGGGCGCATCGACGAACACCGGACGTGGAAGGAGGACCAGACCGGCAACGCCGTCCTGCTGGCGCAGATCCAGAAGGCCAGCGAGGGGATCTCGCTAGTTCGCGCCCGCGCCGCGATCTACTTCTCCCTGGGGTTTGAGCTGGCGCAGTACGAGCAAAGCCAAAAGCGCATCCACCGGCCCGGTCAAGACCGGCAGGTGGTTTACATCCACTTGGTCAGCGAGGGGACCGTTGACCAGGTGGTTTACGACGCTCTTGCACGTCGCAAGGGTGTCGTCGAGGAAGTCCTGTCCCACCTGGCCGCCGGCCAGAAAGCGAAGACCGCATGAGCACCACCGAAAGCCAGACCGGCACCACGGTCCTGGCCCACAAGTACGCCGAGACCCTGGCGCGAAAGCGCCGCCTCGAAGCCGAGGCCAAGGAGGCCGCCAAGGAACTTGAGACCCTCGACGAGAGTCTGGTCAACCAGATGCTCTCCGACGGGGTCGAGGACCTCAGCGTCTCCACCGAGGACGGGCGCCTGCGCCTGTTCATCCGCACCGACACGTTCGTCTCGGTCTCCGACCAGGACCGTCTGTGCGACGCACTGATTGCCCTCGGCGAGGATGGGATGGTCAAGACCCAAGTCAACAACCAGACCCTCCGGGCCTGGGTCAAGGAAACCGAGGAGCGCGAAGGCTCGCTCCCCGGTAGCATCGCCGCTCTGCTCCAAGTCTCCAGGGTGCAACGGATCGGCACCCGCAGCCTGTGAAGGCTCGACAGATCCAAGTCCCAGAAACCAAGGATACGAGGAACCACACCATGACCAACCAAGCTCTCGTCACCGTCAACCCCGAAGAGTTCGTCCTGGCGAATGCGGAGACCACGCAGAACATGCTGGACGCCGTCCGCGCCATGCCGGGCGGTTTCAATGGCCTGATGCAGTACCGCATCAAGATTCCCGCCGGCGGCGGCAAGGTCTTCACCATCGAGTCGCTCGACGGCGAGCAGCACCTCGCCAAGATCCCCGCCATCATCCTGACCGCCTGGGCGAACCAGCGGGCCTGGAACCGTCACAGCCTCGACGAGTCCGGCGGCGGGGCCCCCGACTGCGCGTCCACCAACGGCGTGCAGGGCTTCGGCAACCGCTCCGAGTCCGACACCGACGAGGAGCCGAGCTGGGCCGACTGCGCCACGTGCAAGTGGGGCCAGTTCGGATCCGGCAAGGGCAGCAGCAAGGCCTGCCGAGACTCCTCGGTGCTCTGGATCATGCGCCCCGAGTGCGGGCTGCCGCAGGCACTCAACGTGCCGGCGACGAGCCTCAAGGTCCTCAAGGACTACCAGCTCAAGCTGCTGATGGCCCGCACCGAGCCGTTCCGCGTCTTGACGCAGATCGGCCTTGAGCAGGCCGAAAGCGCCAGCGGGATCAAGTATTCGCGCCTGACGCTCCAGCGCATCGGCGTCGTCCCGCCCGAGATGCACGCGCAGGCCTTCGATGTGGCCACGGCGCTCAAGGCGGCCCTGGCCGAGCGCAGGCCGTTTGTCGCGGGGATGCGCCGCGACACGTCGTTCGACATGAACGACTGACCCTGGGGCACGCCCCCGGTGTGCCGCAAGGCCGCCGGGGGCGCTGCCATTTCTGCGCCCGTTATCCGACCGTCCCCGCTTTCTCGCCTCATGGTCACACCGAGCCCCGTCGTCGATCGGCCCGCCGTCTCCGAGTTCTTTACCGCCCTCTGGCCCGACGATGTGCCGCAAGGCCTCGGGCTCATCCTGTGGGGCGGCAAGAAGGTCAAACCCATCCGCTGCACGTCCACCGATGCCGCGGCCCTGGCCGCCGAGACCCTGGCCAAGCGCGGGGCCGAGACCTACTTCGGCGTCGCCCTCCAAGACCTGATGGCCATGGACCAGGAGGCCGAGCGGCGGGAGCGCGAGGGCCAGGGGCACGGCCCCGAGTGGACCCGGGGCTACATCTCGACCTCCGCCGGCATCCCGGGCCTGTGGCTCGACATCGACATCGACGATGAGGGCCGGGGCAAGGAGGGGCTCCCCCGGACCCTCGAGGACGTGGACCAGATCCTCGCCGCCCTGCCTGCCCCCACGGCACAGGTCCAGACCGGCGGCGGGGTCCACGCCTACTGGCTTTTCCGCGAGCCCTGGATGTTCGGCGGGGAGGGGGATCGCCAGGAGGCCGCCCAGCTTCTCCGCCGCTGGCACGCCTGGGGCTCCTCCGCCGGCTGGACCGTAGACCAGGCCAACGACCTGGCCCGGGTCCTCCGGCCGGTCGGGTCCTGGTCCGCCAAGCGCCGCCGCACCGTGGACCTTAGGCACGGCCAGGAAGTAGCATATCGGCGACGCTACAACCCGTCCGAGCTGCTCGAGGCGGCCGAGCAGTTCGGCCCCCGCTTCCGGCCTCGCCAGATCGCGCTGGGCGCGTCCGGGGCGCAAAACGGCTCCCAGGTCAACGGAGGGGCCGCGGGCGCAGCCGCGGCGCAGGCAGGGGCCTTGCGGCCGGCGCTCGTCGATCAGGAGCGCTTGGCGGCCCTGCTCGAGGTCGAGGGCTTCGCCCTGCTGTGGGCCAAGAAGGCCCCCGGGGTCAAGTCGGCCTCCGAGTACGACTGGGCGCTGGCCATGCTCGGGGTCAAGGCTGGGCTCGACGATGCGGAGATCCTCGGCCTCTGGTACCAGTGGGCGCAGGAGCACGGCAGGGACGTGGCCAAGTACCGCCGGCCGGACTACGTGGGCGGCACGCTGGCCAAGGCCCGCGCCGCGGTCGCCGAGCAGGCGGCCCGCGAGCAGGCCGAGGAGCAGAAGGCCGAGGAACTCGAGGCGGCGGTCGATGTGCTCGTCCAGGCCGCCGCGGCCAGCAAGCAGCAGCCGGCCGCGAACGGTCGCAGCGAGGCCACAGAGCCCGTTTCGGCCCCGCCGGCGGATGCCGTCCTCGACGCACGCCAGCGCCTGCTGGGCGAGCTCGGGGCCCGGCTCGAGATCCCCCTAGAGCGCATCGTCCGGCACAGCGCCAAGGAGAAGTCCACGTTCAGCGCCTGGATCGGCGGCGTGTCCTGCCCCCTGGGCTCGATCGCCGCCCTGATGGACCAGCACGTGCTCCGCTCCGCCATCGCCGCCTCGACCCTCCGGGTTATCCCCAGGGTCAGCCGCGAGGACTGGCCGGACCTCTGCAAGCAGCTCGTGGCGGTGGTCGAGGACGAGGACATGGGGGATGCGTCTGACCCCGAGGGGCAGATCCTCGCCTACGTCGAGGCCTACCTGTCGGGCTGTCACGGACTGGAGCAGCCCTTCCAGGTCGAGGAACGGGCCGCCCTCATGGAGCAGGGGCACGCCTTCACCCGGGACGGATCGGTCTGGTGGAGCCTCCAGGAGCTGTGCAAGTACCTGAGGCTCCAGGGCCTGCCCTACGAGCTCGGGAGCGTCGCGGCTTTGCTGCGACGCGCTGGGGCACAGCCCAGAAAGCACGCCCTGCCCCGCACGCGCAAGATGCGCTGGTTCTGGACCTTGCCGCATCCATCCGCCCACCCCTGAGAGGGGTATGGAAACACCACAGCGAGAAAGACAGAGCCCATACCCCCTCGCCCCCTTGGATGCATGGATACACGTGACGTAAGTCCTTTCAGAGTAGGGCTTTGGCGTGCCTCCAAGTTGCATCCGTGACCCCTTTTCCAGATGGAAGCGATGGAAGCAAACCCTAGCACCGAGCCCATTTTGGGCTGGGAGCGTCTAGCGAATAGCCTGGGTGACCAGAATCCGGCTCAAGACCAGCCGGAAGCGGAGCGTGATCCGGCCGGATGCCTGGGAGCAGGCCCCCCCCCCGTGGAGGCACGCCAATCTGCAGCATCGCCGACACGCTCCGAGCACGGCGAGTACGGCGAGTACCGCCTGCACGGCCCCCCGGGCACGGGCAAGACCCACGCCCTGACCACCCGGTGGGTGCCGCGTGCCCTGGCCCGCTGCCGCCCCTGGGGGCGCCCTGTGCTGATCGCCAGCCTGACCCAGACCGCCTCGCGTGAGATCGCCGGCCGCCTCGGGGACGACCCCCTGGTCCACGCTCGGACCCTGCACAGCCACGCCTTCCGGCAGCTCGACCGTCCTCGCGTGGTCGATCGGGCTGTGCTAGAGCGCTGGAACGCCAGGCACACGGACTGGCGCATGACCCAGACCAGCGCCGACCCTGACGAGGGCGAGGCGCCGGCCGTGGACGCCGGGGTGGACCGCCAGGCCCCCGGCGACGGGATGCTGGCCGAGCTCGACCTGTGCCGCCACCGGATGGAGGAGCCCCCGCCCAAGCTCCAGGCCTTCGCCCAGGCCTGGCGCGACCACCTCGAGATCGAAGGGGCCGTGGACTTCACCGGGATGATCGAGCAGGCCCTGGCCGGCGCCCGAGAGCGCCTCGAGCACGGCGCCCCCGGCCACGGCATGGACCCGGGCGTGATCATCGTGGACGAGGCCCAGGACTGCTCCCTGCTCGAGCAGTCCCTGGTCCGCGCCTGGGGGCAGCGGGCCACGTTCTTCGTCCTCGCCGGGGACGCTGACCAGGCGATCTACGAGTGGCGCGGGGCCTCGCCGCAGGCCTTCATCGGCCGGGACCTACCCGCGGGCTCGCACTTCGCCCTGACGCAGTCCTACCGCGTCCCTGAGCGGGTGCATTCGATGGCCTCTGCCTGGATCCGCCGGCTGGCCGATCGCCACGTGGTGGACTACCAGCCCAGGGCTGAGGAGGGGCACGTGGAGCGGGCCCCGCACCCGATCACCTGGGACCAGGGGATCCTCTCCCTGGCGCACCGGGAGCTGGCCAAGACCCAGGGCTCCGTGATGCTCCTGGCCCCCTGCGCCTACCAGCTTGCCAGCGCGATCAAGACCCTGCGCCAAGCCGGCGTGCCCTTCCACAACCCCTACCGCCCCCACGCCGCGGCCTGGAACCCGTTGGCGATCTTGCGCCGCGCCCGGGAGTTCCTGGACGGGTTGCCCATGTGGGCAGAGGAGCGTGGCGAGCGCCCCCGCTGGTGGACCGTCGGCGAGCTGGCCCGCTGGATCCGGCCGCTGCGCTCGGAGGCCTTCCCCCGCGGGACCAAGACTCGGATCGAAGCGCTCTACAAGGACACGCCGGCGGGCGACCGGGGGCGGCGCGTGACCCTTGAGGAGCTGCACGCCCTGTGGGGAGGCCCGCAGAGCTGGACCGGCTTTGAGGCCGCCCTTACCGACGACCCGGTTAGGTGGCTCGCCAGCTCGACGATGGGGACCCAGGCGGCGAGCTTGCCGTACGCCATCAAGGCGCTCGAGCGCCTGGCCCCCGGCCGGTCGCTTACCGAGGCCCTGATCCAGGCCCCCGACCCGCGGCTGGTGCTCGGGACCATCCACTCGGTCAAGGGCGGCGAAGCGGACAGCGTGATCCTTGCGCCGGACCTGTCGCGCGCGCAGCAGGAGCTGCGGGAGCGGGACGCGATCACGCGGCTGTTCTACGTCGGCTTGACCCGCGCCCGCGAGCGCTTGGTGCTGCTCCAGCCGGGGACCGGCGGAGGGGTGCGTTGGCCTTCGGGCTAAAAAATCGAGGGCTGCTTTTGGGATTGCGCGCCTTATCCCTCCGGGAGGCGTAGCAAATCGGCTATGCTCCGCACCACGCGGCGGGGCCCACTTGGGCCCAGAACCTCCTGGTGGGGGGCACCCCGCCGCGTTCCCCACCCTGTGGACCCCACGACCAGACAAGACTCGGAGCAGGAGCTGGCGCGCGCGCTGTGGGAGCGGCGCCCTGGGGAGCCGGGCCCTGGCCGGCGCTCGCGGGAGAAGGCGCCCTGGCGCCACGACCCGACCATGCTGCGGCTGGTCCGGGAGTACGTGATCGCCGAGAAGACCGGGAAGCCTGTCGTGAGCCAGATGGAGTTCTCGCGCCGCTTGCAGGCGCTGTTGCCTGACCTTTCGCCGTCGCTGGCCAGCATCGTCGTCTGGGTGGGGCGGCAGCGGAAGGCGCTTCTGTTGGAGCTGTCGGACCTATGAGCCTGCTGCAACTTGCCTCTCTCCTGGTGATCGTCGCCATCCACGCTGTGCTGCTGGTGTGGTTCAGCGAGGTCCGCCGCCGCGTCGCGGCCTTGGAGCAGGAGGCGCAGATCCAGCGCGACCGTGCCACGCTGTGGCGTGCTCGCCAGGAGGCGCGGCTGTGAAGCGCACCAAGAAGCCCGTGCGCCCGCGCAAGATCAACAGCCGCCGCAAGGGCGCTGAGGGCGAGCGCGAACTGGCGAACCGCTTGAGCGAGCTGGGCCGCAGCGCCCGCCGCACAGCGCAGCGCCAGGGCAACGCGGAGGACGGGGCGGCGGACGTGCTGACCGATGTGCCTGGCCTGCACCTAGAGTGCAAGCGGGTCGCTCGGATCGGCGTCGCGCGCTACTACGACCAGGCCGTGCGCGACGCGGCGAAGACTGGCCGCACGTTCCCCGTTGTCGCCATGCGGGAGAACCGCGGGGACTGGCTGATCATGCTGAGCCTCGCGGACTTCGTCCGCCTGCTCGAGCAGTCTGGGCAAGCGGGAAGCCATGCTGGCGGCAACTCGCACCCCCCGGGGACTTTGCCTCGGGGGGTCTTGCCGGCCGGAGTCGAGGTCGCCTGATGGCTCAGCAGCCCGAGAACAAGCACCTGCGGCCGATCTCGTCGGCCATGGTCGAGCTGGTCGAGCGGCCGTGTAGCGCCTACGCCTACTTCACGGCGAAGGCGGAGCAGTGGGGTGTGCCGAAGTCCACGAAGATCAAGGACCTGCTGGCGCTGATCACGATGGCGAAGGCTGCGATGGGCAAGCAGCGCCCGCTGCCGACGGTGCTTGACCGCGTGGACGGCCCGCTGGCGAAGACCGTGCACATCGGCGGCGCGGCGGACGCGCCTGCGCTGCGGTTCGAGTTCGCGGAGGCCCAGCCGCCGGCCGAGGAGATGGCGGATGGACCGCACGATCCGCCTACTGCCTAAGCAGTACCGTTTCGTCCGCTCGGGCACGCGAGAGCTGCTCTACTCGGGCGCCTTCGGCGCCGGGAAGACGCGCGCGCTGTGCTACAAGCTGGCAATGCGGGCGAGCGTGCCGGGGGCCCGGGAGGCTGTGGTGAGGAAGCAGCTCAGCAGCCTCAAGGCAACCACGCTGAAGACGCTCCTCGAGCCCGAGGGCGGCCTGCCGCCGGTCCTGCCGAAGGGCAGCTTCGCCTGGAACAAGACCGACCGCACGATTAAGATCCACGGGGGTGGCGAGATCGTGTACCTCGGCTTCGACGACCCGGAGTCGATCGGTTCCTACAACCTCTCCGGGGCCGCGGTGGACGAGCTGGTCCAGCTCTCGGAGGAGGACTACACCTGGCTCCGGGGTCGTATCCGCCTCTCGATCCCTGGGCTGCCGAACCAGATCTACGGCGCATGCAACCCTGGCCCGCCGACGCACTGGGCTGCGGCTCGATTTGGCTTGGCGCAGGGCCACCAGGCGGCCGAGAACTGCGAGGCGATTAGCACCAACGCGCTCGAGAACTGGTACCTGCCCAAGGCCTACGTCCGCGACCTGGAGACGCTCCAGGGGGTGGCGCGCAAGCGCTACGTCCTCGGGATCTGGGCCGGGGCCGAGGGCCTGGTCTACGACATGTGGGACCGCGAGCACGGGATCCAGCGCCGCAGCGAGGACTGGGACCGGATCGTCTTTGGCCTCGACGACGGCTACACCAACCCCTGCGCGATCGGGAAGTGGGGGGTGGACCACGATGGCCGGATGCACCGGATCCAGGAGCACTACGAGTCCGGGATGCTGAACCGCCGCAAGGCCGAGGTGCTGCGGGCGATGGGGGCGGCCGAGGCGGAGGCTGTGATCGTGGACCCGGCGGCGGCGGAGCTGCGGGCCGAGCTGATCAACGCGGGCCTGCCCGTGGTCGAGGCGGAGAACGACGTGTGGGACGGGATCCAGGTGGTGCAGCAGCGGCTGGCCCTGGCCGGCGACGGGCGCCCCCGGCTGACGGTGGACCCGTCCTGTGAGCACTGGCTGCGGGAAATCGAGTCCTACGAGTGGAGGAAGAACCGGGACGGCCAGAAGGTGGACGAGCCGGTCAAGGCGCACGACCACGCGATGGACGAGACCCGGTATGTAGCCATGTACCTGCGGGCCGGGCGGGTGCTGGTCTGGTAGGTCGGGCGTTCGGCAGATTGGCCGAACCCGCCCTGGATTCGGCCCTAATCACGAACGCCTGCCGGCTGTCCCACGGGCGCACCTGCCGGCCCCCGCCCCGTCTTGCGCCCTAGCCGTAGCATCGTCGCTGTGCTACAGTCGAGCCCGCCAATGGGCTCGCCGTGACCTCCAAGGCCCCGCTGGGGGCCGCCCGCACGTCTACCCAGGAGCCTTTCCGCCGCGACGGCGGGGGGTCCGTGGTCGAGCGTGCCTACACGGCGTTTTCGGGCGACCTGAGCCAGGTCATCAAGTACCTGCAAGCCCAGGGGGGTGGCGACGAGGCGATCACCCTTCCCTTCGCGCAGAGCTGGATGATCTACGCCTGCGCGATGGTGCGCGCCCGGGCTTGGGCGCAAACCAAGCTCCAGCTCTGGCGCAACCGGCAGGACGACGCGGCTGAGGTCACCTCGAGCCCGGTCTTCGAGGTGCTTCGCAAGCCCTACCCGGGGATCAGCGAGCGGCACCTGTGGATGCTGACCTCGCTCTACCTCGACCTCGACGGCGAGGTGCTGTGGCTGCTGTCGAAGCTGAACCCGGCGCTGAACCGCTACGAGCCGGTCGGGCGCGGGGAGATGCCCGAGGAGATCCTGTGCATCCCCGGCACGCGCGCCTCGCCCTACGTGGACGCGAACACGAGTCGCATCGTGTCTTGGAGCTACGGCGTCGGGAACGCGGCCATGACCTGGCCCGCGGAGTCGGTGTGGCACCTGCGCCTGCCGGACCCTTACTCGCCGCTGCGTGGCTTCGGGCCGGCGCAGGCGGCGATGCGGCTTGCTGCCAAGGAGTTCAGCGCGGAGCGCTTCGACGAGGCGCTGGCGCAGAACTACGGCCTGCCGTCGCTGGTCTTCTCGACCGACGCGAACCTGACGGACAAGCAGGCGCAGCAGGCGAACCAAAGCATCAGCACGCGGCTGTCGAGCTCCAACGCTGGCAAGCCGCTGCTGCTCGCCAACGGCGTGCGCCCCGAGAACGTGGCCTTCTCGCCGACCGACATGGCGCACCAGCAGGTCCGCGAGTGGGGCCTCAACGGGATCATGGCGATCTTCGGCGTGACGCGCCCGCTGCTCGGGCTGACCGAGGGTCTTAACTACGCCAGCGCCCACGAGGCCAAGAAGGTCTTCTGGGAAGACACGATGGCCCCGCACCTCGAGTACGTGGCCGGCGAGTTCGAGGACGGGTTCCTTGGCCGCCTGCGCGGCGCCGAGAGCGGCTATGGGGCGAGCTGGGACCTGTCGCGCGTGCCTGCCCTGCGCGCGGACCTCGGGGCCAAGGTCGAGATCGTGTCGAAGCTCTGCGCCCTCGGCGTGACCTTCAACAAGGCGGCCGAGCTGGCCGAGTGGGAGATCAACCCGCTCACCGACGAAGACTTCGACGAGCCGGAGCCGCTCGACTTGGGCGGGGCCCTGCCAGGTGTCCAGCCCGGGGCCCCGGCGCAGCAGGACGAGCCTGCGCCGCCGCAGGGCAGCGAGCGGGCGATCCACGCCGCCGAGCGCCGCGGGCTCGAGTCGGAGCCCGAGCGGCGGGCCTACCAGCGCAAGTTCGACGAGCGGCTCCAGAGCGCCGACGCCAAGGTGGCGAAGCGCAGCGGGCGCGTGCTCGAGGACTACGTGCTGGCCGTCCGCCGCCGGCTCAAGGACATTGCCGAAGGCAAGGAGCCGGTGGTGCACATGTCGGCCGCGCCGTCGTGGCGCACCAAGGCCCCGCCGCCCGATATCGACCCGCTGCTCCTGGCCGCGATCCAGGCGCAGCTGCCCAAGATCGAGGGCTTCGTGGACGACTTCACGTCCAAGGTCTTGCCGGTCGTGGAGCAGGTCTACCTGGCTGCCGCGGCGGACCTGGCTGCGGAACTGTCGCTGGCCTCGGTGTCGATCGGCCCGGGTTCTGCGGAGCTTGCGGCGTTCGTGGCGACCAAGCGGGTGAAGCTCGCCGAGGGCGTGCTGTCGCGCCTTGCCGATGCGGTCACGGAGACGATCGCGCGCGTGCTCCTGGCACCTGGTCCGCTTGACCCGTCGGGCCTTGGGCTTGCGATCCAGAGCACGCTCGAGGACTTGAACTCTGAGCTGCGGATCCTGCAAGACCGGATCCCGGAGCGGGCGCAGCGCATTGCGCGCACCGAGGTCACGTCGGCGGCGAACTCGGCCCGGTTCTCGGAGGCGCGCGTCGCGGGGATCGACCAGATGATGTGGGTCGCTGCTGCGGACGACGCTACGCGCGAGAGCCACGCGAAGCTCGACGGGCTGGTCCGTCCGACTGGAGAGGAGTACGCGCAGAACCTGCGCTTCCCGGGCGACCCGGCGGCGCCTGCGGAAGAGGTCGTGAACTGCCGCTGTGCCTTGGCGCCCTACATCCCGGAGGCCGCAGAGTGAACGACATTGAGCGCTTGAAGCTGCTGATCCGCGCCGGCGTGGCGACGGAGCGGCATTTCCGCGAGGCCGGCGAAGCGGCCGTGCTCAAGGCCAAGCTGGAAGGCGGCACGTGCATCCGCGCCCACGCGGACGAGGTGCAGGTCGTTTCCGAGGAGTCTCGGACGCTGCGCTACGTCTGGAGCACGGAGAAGGTGGACCGGATGGGCGACATCATCCGCGTCGCCGGCTGGGACACGGCGAACTTCTCGGGCAACCCGATTGCGCTGTGGGGCCACGACACGGACCAGCCGATCGGCAACAGCCCGCAGCACGTGAAGGACCTGGGGTTCGGCAAGCTCTGGGGCGACATCACGTTCGCCCCCGAGGGCGCGTCGCCGGTGGCGGACAGCCGCTACAAGCTGGCGAAGGCCGGGATTTTGAAGGCCACGTCGGTCGGTTTCTTGCCGCTCGAGGTGGACACGGTGAGCGACAAGACGCGCCGGCAGCAGCTCGGGCTTGGCGACTGGGGGGTGATGTTCCTGCGCCAGGAGCTGCTCGAGATCAGCCTTGTGAGCGTGCCGGCGAACCCGGACGCGCTCCAGCTTTCGGTCCGCCAGGCGATCGGCGCCGGTGTGATCACGGAGGAGGAGGGGGACAGCTACGTGCGCGGCGCGCTCCAGACCGAGCGCGAGCTGCTGCGCCAGCTCGAGGGCATGTCGGCGCGCCGTTCGGCTGTGCCGCGCCCGGAGCTGCCCTGGGAGCGCGCACTTCAGCGCACCGAAGAACTCGCGGAGTCGCTGGCGCGCATCGAGCGCGCTGTGGCCCAGCTTGGTGATCGCCTGAGTGCCCCGGCAGGGGCGGACGCTCGGGGGTCGGATGCCGGCCGGGGATACGACGCGGGGCAACTGCTCGACCTCATCGATCAACGAGCCCGACGGCTCGGAAGGAACGCATCGTGACCGACATCCTCAAGGATCTCGACAAGCGCCTCGACGGCCTGGAGAAGGGCCTCGAAGCCAACCTGGCCAAGCGCCAGGACGCCGCCACGCAGGAGCTGCGCGGCGAGCTGGAGGCCAAGATCAAGGCCCAGCAAGACCTGATCAGCAAGCTCGAAGCCTCGAAGCAAGAGGCCGCCCGCGCGGCCATGCCGGGCATCGAGTACGCCAAGAACGGCGAAGACGGCAAGTTCAGCCTGTGGCGCGCTATCCAGCTTGGCATCGCCGAGCAGGCTCCGAACGCCCTCAACTTCAACCCCTGGAAGGCGAAGAGCCACGGCCTTGAAGCCGAGGTCATCCGCCAGCTGCGCGACCAGATCGGCAGCGACCAGATCACCAAGGCGGCCATGAACATCGGCACGGACGCTGCCGGTGGCGCCCTGGTGCCGAGCACGGTCATGTTCGATTCGATCGTGCCCGAGCTGGAAGCCAACGCCGTGGCCTACCAGGCCGGCGTGCGCCGCATGGACGGCCTGCGCGGCAACTTCTCCTGGATCGTCGATGAGGGCGGGACGATCGCCTACTACATCGACACCGAGGCGGAGCAGGCGATGACCGCGAGCGAGAACACCTACTCGGTGATCAACGCTCGCCCGCACACCATGGGGGCTGAGACCAGCCTGACCCGCGGGATGCGGATGCAGTCGGCGATCGCCATGGAGGCGCGCGTGCGCCAGGTGATCGGCCGCAAGCTGGCCTTGCGCGAGGACCGCACGATCTTCTTCGGCGCCGGCTCGGCGTCGGAGCCGCGCGGCATCACCAACGTGCCGACCCTGACCACGGCGGTCAACTTCTCTGGCATCACCTATACGGGCGCGAGCCAGACCCTGACCGACAAGCTGCGCGAGATGGTGTACGCGCCGGCGATCAACCTCTACGACAACCCGGCCGGCCGTTGGGCTTGGGTGTCTCGCGCCGAAGTCGGTCGCAAGATCGCCAACTGCAAGGACGCGGACGGGCGCCAGCTCGTCCCGACCAACGACCGCGGCCGTCTGACCTCGCTGTTCGGCCTGCCGTTCCTCGAATACAACCAGACGACCCCGGCCAAGGCCTCGAACGACGAGTTCCTTCTGTACGGCGACTTCAGCGCCGCCATCGCGCTGCACTGGGGCGGCCTCGACTTCAAGGTCGGGTACGTCGGCACCAACCAGTCGAAGGACGTGCTGACCGTCACGGCGTTCATGGACCACGACGTGATCGTGGAGCAGGGCAAGGGCTTCGTCCCCGCCGACAACTTCTCCACCGCCTGATCCCAGGAGGACCAGCACATGCAACTCGACCCGAAAACCATCGCGAAGGCTGTCCCGGGGATCAACCCGGCAGTCCATTCCACGGCGCAGACTGGCGCCGCGATCGACGCCCTGGGCTACGAGTACGCCCTGGTGGTCATGCACTTCGGTGCGTTGACCGACACGGCGACCCTGGGGATCAAGCTCCAGGACTCGCCGACCACGACCTCCGGCGACTTCGTGGACATCACCGGCGCGGTCTACGCCGCCGTCGAGAACGCGGACGACAACACCATCAAGGTGGGCCTCGTCCGCCTGCACGGCAAGCGGCGCTACGTGCGCGCCGTCTCGACTGTCGCCAACAGCGACAACTGCACCTACGCCGTCCAGGTGATCCTGGTCCACGCCGACTACGCCAAGTCGCTGGAGCAGACCTTCTCCTTCAACGTCACCTGACCTGAGGCCGCCATGAAATCGACCCCTGAAACCACCTGGAAGCCCGGCTTGGCCTACGCGACGACGACCACCACGGTCGGCGCTGGGGGCTCTGAGACCGTGACCGGCGCGGCGATCGACACTCAGTCGTTCGACGTGATCGAAGTTCGGGTGATTCCTGGGGATGTCACTGGCGGCACGGTCGCCTTCGCGGTCCAGTCGTCCGTCAACGGCACGGACGGCTGGACCACGATCGCACCGACGGCGATCGTGTTCGACGAGAACTCGACGCCGACCTTCTACTCGGGCCTGATCCGCCTGGCGACCCAGCCGCGCTACCTGCGCGTGGCCGCGCTGATCACCGGGGCCGAGGGGGCGACCGCCGAATGGACGGCCGTCTACACCCTGGCAAACCCCGCCTACGGCAGCGACCAGGACTACGCCTACTTCTTCAACGTCACGTGAGCCCCTGGTACGTCGTCACCGAGAACCAGCAGATGGTCACGTTCCCCGCCGGCACGCGCGTCATGCTGTCCGAGGCCGACGCGCAGCCGATGGTCGAGGCCGGCGTGCTCCGCCTGGCCGACGACCGGGAGCTTGATCCCTCGGTGGCGCGGCAGGCGGGGCTCTACCGGACCCGGATGATGGACCCGGAGGATTCCTGATGGGGCTCCTGCTTACGACCACCTCGCGGGTCACGACCCTGCTGGGCATCGGGACCGGCACGCTGGCCGCGCTCGAGTCGGCGGCGCTGGACAACCTGATCGCCTCGGTCTCAGACACGATCGAGCGGTTCCTCGACCGGCACACGACGACCTCGGCGCGGACCGAGTTCTACGCCTGCGACGCGGGGTCCAAGTCTGTGCAGCTCCGGGGCTTCCCAGTCACCACGGTCACGACGGTGCTGCACAGCGCCGAGGGCGACTTCGTGGACGGGATGGAGACCTTGACGGCGGACGAGTACCAGCTCGACGCGGAGTCGGGGATCCTGTTTTTCCGGCAGACCCGGGACCCGGGCCCGCTGGCTTGGAAGATCACCTACACGGGCGGGCTCGCGGCCGACACGACGGCCTTGATCGCGGCCTATCCGACCTTGGCGGACGCCTGCGAGAAGCAGGTCACGCACGAATGGCGCCGCCGGCTGGCGCTGGCCCCGCAGTCTTCGGACCAGGGCGGCTCGAGCGTCAACTACACCGGGGCTGTGGACCTGCTGCCTGTGGTGCAGCGGATCCTGACGCCCTACCGGCGTATCACCTGGATGGCGTGACCATGGCGGAGCTGCGCGTCACCCACAACTTCGCGGGCCTCGAGAAGTACCTCAAGGGCCGCGGCCTGGCCGTGCAGACGGAGGGGGAGGCCCTTTCGACGCGCATGGTGGCGGCGCACACGCAGCGGATGATCAAGAGCTTCCGGGGCTACACGGGCCCGCGGAACACGGGGACGGTGCTCCAGAAGCGGACCGGCGCCTTGCGGAACGCCATGCGCTGGGCCAACGAATCGGCGGGCAAGGACGTGAAGGCGTCGAGCTACGTGGCCGGGCCGATCTCCTACGCGCGCATCCAGGAGCTCGGCGGCGTGGTCCGCCCTCGGCGGCGCAAGTACCTGACGATCCCGACTCCGGCGGTGCTGACCCGCGCGGGGGTCGTCCGCCAGGGCGCCCGGCCTACGAAGGTGGGCTCGACCTGGATGACGGCGCAGAAGATCCCCGGCCTCAAGCTGCGGGAGACCTTCATCCGCCGAAGCAAGGGCGGCAACCCGGTGATCTACGGGACCGGCACCGACGGGGAGCCCGTGGCGCTGTGGGTCCTGCGCAAGTCGGTGCGGATCCCGCCGCGCCTGGGCTTCTTTGCCCAGTGGCAGCGCCTTGGGCCTGTGCACGCTGTGATGCTCGAGAAGGCCGGGGCCCAGATCCTGGAGGACCGCCGTGGCTAACCCTGCGCTGCCGCTGACGGTCAACCCGGCCCGGGTCGAGCCGCAGAACTACCGCCGCGAGCTGTCATCCTCGCGCGCCGAGGGCATGGTGCAGACCCGCGCCAGCTCGCAGACGGTGAGCGTGACCACGTCGAAGCGCGAGGTGCGCCGCTGGGCCGTGGGCTGGGACCTGCTGACCACGGCGGAGCACGCGGCGTTGCTCAACACCTGGGAGTCCAGCCTCGGCGGGGCGCAGCCCGTGCTGTGGGCCCCGCCTGGCGAGTCGCCGCTTCTGGTCCACTTCCTGGAGTTCCGCTCTGGCGCCCCCGCGGGGCCGCGCTGGCAGGCGGTCGCTGTGCTCGAGGAGGCGCTCTAATGCCGTTTAACTGCGCTTCTGGGCGCCAGGAGGCGACCTAATGCCGCTTGCGTCCTGGGCCCCGAGCCCGACCTACACGAACGTGACCTACACGTCCACGTTCGTCACGGCGACGGCGACGGAGCGCCTGTCGATCTTCTTCCCCACCCTGCCGGCGCCGGCCGGCGGGTACCCGGTGCTGCTGTGGTTCGAGAACCCTGGCTTCATCGGCGGCACGATCCCGGCCACGATCGACACGGCGCAGGTGCTGCTGTTCGAGGCCCTGACGCGGGGCTGCGTCGTGGTCTACGCCAACACGTGCCAGACGAAGGACGTGGCTGATGGCGGGCCGCCTGGCGCGGGCACGTTCGACCCGCCGCTGATCACGACGCCGCCGGAGCAGGCGCACTGGAACGACCCCGGGTTCCCCAACTGCATGAAGTCTGCGTGCCACGCGGTGCAGTACCTCAAGGAGAACTCGGCGACGATCGGGATCAACCCGGACAAGATCTTCACGGCCGGGCGCTCGGGCGGCTCGGCCCCGGCGATGTGGGTCGCCCTGGGCCCCAACTGGGCGGACACGGCCATCACGCCGGCGGGGCAGTTCCGGGCCGGGATCTCGACCCGGACCGCGGGCTTCATCGTGCTCCAGGCGCACGCCTGGTGGTCGGCGCACAAGCAGTCCGGCACCGGGGCTGTGCCGCAGCAGTGGGCGCCGAAGCAATCCAACCCGGTCAACCAGGTGGCCAACCCGGCCCTGGGCGGCTCGGACACGTTCAGCGTCTACCAGGTGCGGTTCTCGCCGCTGAGCTACGGGATCAACCAAACCCTATACCCCGGGGTCCAAGCGCTGAACGCGACCCAGCGGGGCTTCCTCTACAGCCCTGGGCCTGTGTTCTCGGGGCTGACTCCGGCTGCGACCGAGGCGGACTTCGCGTTCAACGGCTCGGACCAGCCTGTGATCTCGGACAAGATCACGGCCTTCCACGACGGGTGGCACATGGCCATCCTCTATCGGCGGCTCAGGCAACTGGACCCCGAATGGTGGCAGACGAACTGCCGCCTGGTCTTCCAGGACTCGAGTGCGGGCGGCTACGGCGAGACGCACACGGCGAAGGACGACCAGGACGCTTTCCGCATGGCTGCGGAGTGGCTGGTGGGCGCTGCCGGCTTGGAGCCGGTGGCGCCGCCGGTCTCGGAGCAGATCCTGCGGGAGCTGGAGGTCCGCCTGACCAACGTGGTCAAGGGCGCGAGCTACTACCACACCCCGCAGGCTGTGCGCCGCGGGCTGGCCGGCCTGATGGAAGGCCCCTATCCGGCCTTCACAATCGTGCCGCAGGGCACGGAGTACGCTGACCGCGGCGAGATGATGACCGACGCAACCACGGGACGGCTGCGCGTCACGATCGCCTTCATGCACCAGGGTAGCCAGGGCGACGGTAGTATCCAGCAGCGCGTGCTGGAGACCGAGGCGGACATCCGCAAAGCCCTGTTTGCGGACCCGCAGCTCAAAGGCCTGTGCATCGACGTGCAGCACGTCAGCACGGACTTTGCGTTCGAGCTCGACCAGAACTCGCTGGCCGGCGCCGAGATGGAGTGGGAGATCCACTACCGGACCCCGATCTTCGACCAAACGACCCCCATCTGAACCATGGCCCCCGTCATCCACCTCAAACAGCAAATCGCGGTCAAGCTCGAATCCGCCGAGGGCACCGAGGCCACCAGCTTTGCCGCGGCCGACCTCGTTCGGGTCATGGAGCCCGAGCTGGAGTTCCTGCCCAACGTGTTCCCGCGGAACCTCGTGCGCGAGAGCTTCGGCATCAACCCGGACTTCCGCGCCACCCAGGCTGCGGAGCTGCGGTTCTCCGTCGAGCTGGCGGGCGACACGCGCAACTCGTCGAGCTGGACGGCGGCCCCGCAGTGGAGCCGGCTGCTTCGCGCCTGCGGCTTCGAGATCGAAGCCCTGTTCTCGCTGGGTGTGACCAGCGGCACGATCACGGGCGGCCCGATCCAGCACGGCGAGACGCTGACCGAGGCGACCTCGGGCCGAACGGCCGTGGCCATCTCGGACTGGTACACCGGCGCCACCGAGGTCTGGGTGCGCGACCCGTCGGCCGCCTTCACCGGCAACCTGACCGTGACGGGCAGCCGCTCGGGGGCCACGTTCACCTCGATCAGCGGAGGCACCTCGACCCAGCTCGGGGGCGCGACCATCGGCTACGCCTGGATGCCTGTCACCACGGGCAACGCCACGACGAACCCGACCGCGACGATCTACTTCTACAACGACAGTGAGCTGATGATCCTCTACGGCGCCCGCGGCACCGTCGAGATCGACCTCCGCGTCCACGACCGCGCCGTCCTGCGGTTCACCTTCCGGGGCATCTATGATAGCTGGGGCAATTCCTCGATGCTCGACAGCATGGCGGCCAACGTCTACACGACGTACACCCCGCCGAGCTACGTGAATGCCGGCGCCACGATCAGCGACGGCGCGACCACGCTCTCGGGTTCCGACTTCGTTTTCCAGCAGGCGCAGATCAGCCTCGGCAACCAGCTGGAGATGCGCGAAAGCGCGAACGGAACCAACGGTTACCTTGCCTGCGTGGTCAACAACCGCGAGCCCTCGATGTCGCTGACGGTCGAGCAGCCCGGTGCCTTGACCTACAACTTCCCCGAGAAGATGCTGGCTGGCACGGTGGTCCGCTTCAACACGGCCTGGGGCTCGTCGCAGTACAACCGTTTCCGCGTGAAGGCCGACCACGCCCAGATCGGGAACCTTCAGCGCGGGGTCGTGGCGCAGCGTGCGACCTGGGAAGCGAACTTCCGCCTGACCACGGGCCTGATTCACGGCGTGGCCAAGAACACGGCCGGCGTGGACAACGACTTCATCCTCTTCCACACCTGATCCATGCCCATCGCTCTGAACCCGCGCCAGGAGTTCGACTACGTCCTGGAGTGCGATCGCACCCTGCCGCCCGAGCAGCAGACGGTTTTCCGCCTGCGCAGCCTCACGGTGGGGGAACAGGCCGACCTCGAGGACTCGCTTGCGGTGCGCCGCGGCGAGGACCTCGGGATCAACGTCGGATCTCAGAAGCTCCGCATCCTCCGCCTCGGGCTGGTCGGCTGGTCGAACTTCCGCGACGCCGCCGGCGCCGAAGTGCCGTTCGAGGCGATCAAGGGGCACCCGCGGCACGTGACCGACGTGTGCCTCGACCGCCTGGACTCCGAATGGCGGACCGAGCTGGCCAACGCCATCACCGAGCGCGGCCGTTTGGCCCCGGCCGAAAAAAACTGATCCAGGCGGCGGTCGCCAGCATCTGGGGGGACCTCGGTTCCCCCGGCCCCGACTGCCGCACGTGCTCCTGGCGCGACTCCGCTACGCGCGAGGCCTGGGGCTGCGAAGCCCCGGCGCCGCGCGCCGTGTGGTGGTCTCAGTGCCTTGAGTGCCCTGGGGCCGACTGCACGGTGTGCGGCGGCTCCGGGCGGGCCCCGCGGCTTCGCTGCCCGGGGCAAGAGATCCAGGCGGCCGACGGGCCCGACCAAGCGCGACTGCACAGGCTGATGACGACCTACACCCAGTACCACGGGCGCCAGGTGCTCCCGGCAGCCGGCGGCTGGCTCGACCAGTCGGCGGGCTGGGCCGAGGCCGTCGTGCTCGTGGACGGGGAGCGCGCCTGGTGGGAGGCGCAGAAGGAGCGCCGGGAGGCTGGCGGCTCGAGTCACGCGGAAGCGAAGGCCAAGGAGGAGGCGCGCCGGAAGGCGCTGTACGGCCGTGGCTGACGTTCGCAAAGAGCTGGAGATCCTGGTCCGGGTCAAGAACCAGACCTCGTCTGTCTGGGATGAGCTTGGCCGCAAGGGGCGCTGGGCGCTCGACCTGATCGTCGGCGCCGGGCGCAGGGTTGTCATTACGTTGACCAAGGTCTCCGAGTGGGTGAACCGCAACAAGTTTGGCCTGGCGGCCCTGGCCGGCGTGTCGGCTTTCTTTGCCTCCCGCTTCGTCAGCTCAATCCGTCAGATCTCGGCCTCGATGAGCGAGGCCGCGGCAACCGCACAGGAGCTCAACAGCCGCTTCTCGGTCGTGTTCGCCGACCTCGAGGAGGAGGCGGCCGGCTTCGGCGACGCCCTGGCCCGCGGCGTGGGCCGTGGTCGCCAGGAAGTGCGTGCCGGCCTGGCAGACTTCGGCCAGTTCTTCCAGTCGCTCCAGTTCAGCCGGGAGACGGCCACGGACCTGGCCAAGACGGTCACGCAGCTCGGCATCGACCTGGCGTCGTTCTTCGACCAGCAGGACGCCGAAACCTTCCAGCTCCTGCGCTCGGGCCTAGTCGGCAACGCGGAGGCCCTGGACCGCTTCGGGGCCAGGCTCACGGCGGCCGAGGTCGAGCAGGAGGTGTTCCGGCTCGGGCTGGCCCGCAGCTCGGGGGAGATGACGGCACAGCAGCAGGTGGTGGCGCGCCTCAGCCTGCTGATGGACCGGTGGAAGAACGCCCAGGGCGACGCGATCCGCACGGCGGACTCGTTCACCAACCGAATGAAGGGCTTGAGCGGGGCCCTGGCGGACCTGCGGGTCGAGTTCGGCACCAGGCTCAACGAGGCGATCCTGCGCGGCATCGAAACGGCTGGTGGCCTGGAGAAGGTCGAGGGTCTGGCGCGCGTGTTCTACGGCTCTGTGGAGGCCCTGGCCGAGGTCGGCATCCAGGTTGGCGCCCAGCTTGCCAGGCAGGCGGCGGAGTCGATCGCGCGCATCGGCGGCCCTCAGGGGGTCGTGCAGCTGATCCAGCAGGGCGCGGAGCTGGCCGGCGCCTGGCTCGAGGCGGCGGCGGCGCGTGCCGGCGCCGTGGTCGCCAGCATCGCGGCTCAGGCAGCGCCGATCATCAAGGCCCTGGGCGGGCTGCTGCCTGACGACCCGACCGAGCGGATCCAGCGGATCCGCGTGGAACTGGAGCGCCTAGACGTGGCCGAGGCAAAGGCCGAGCGCGAGCTGCTGCTCGGTGCTGGCGGGCTCAGCGACGACCAGCTCCGCGCCTACCAGATGGGCTTCCAGGCCGTCGGCGAGGAGCGGGCGGCCCTGATTGCGGAGCTTAAGGCGCTCGAAGCCGAGTACGGCGACGTGGTCTCGGCCAACCTGGCCGCCCAGGGGGAGGCCGCCGAGGCGGACAAACGCCGCGTCGATGCGGCGCAGAAGCTCGTCGAGACCTACGACCAGCTCAAGGCGCAGGGCGTGGCGCCCGAGGCCCCGACTACGCCGCAGGCTGTGCTTAACGAGAACACGGCCAAGCAGACCGAGATCTTCGCCAAGGCGGCCAAAGAGGCGGCGTCGAGCGCCGTGGCTCTCGAAACGGCGTTTACGCAAGCGCAGCAGGCCTTCCGCCAAGGGGCCTCGAATCAGATTGCGGACACGCTGTTTCGCATGGGCGAGGGCGCCAAGAGCGCGAGCGAGGCCTTCAAGGACCTTGGCCGGTCGATCCTCTACGCCCTGCTCCAGCAGCGCCTGGCGCGCGGCATCGAGGCAACCTTCGGCGCGGCTTTGGACTCGGTCTTCGGGTTCTTTAACCCAGCCAGCTCTTTCCCGACAGCGATTGCCAGTGCGAAGGGCAACGTGATCCAGGGCGGGCAGACCGTCACGGCCTTTGCCAAGGGCGGGGTCTTGTCGAGCCCTGTGCTGTTCCCGATGCGGGGCGGCGTCGGCCTGGCCGGCGAAGCCGGGCCCGAGCTGATCGCCCCGGTCAAACGAATGAGCAACGGCGACGTGGGCATCCAGGTCGAGGGCGCGAGCGGCGGGGGGAACACGTTGGCCCTGACGATCCAGGCCGTGGACGCACGCTCGGTCGTGGACCTGCTGGCCAACGACGCGCGGGGCTTCACTGACCTGGTCGCGGCAGCGGTCGCCAAGTCGCCGCAGCTTCGCGGCCTGCTCTCGGGGAGGGTGTAACGTGGCGCAGGTTTGGCCGAGGCAGGACCCATTCAACGCCGGAGGCACGCACTACGGGTCGGCCTTGGTCCAATGGCTGGGCTGCCGGCCGGACAACAGCTTTGCGTTCGGCACGCTGTGCGACTTCGACGACGACGGGCACCCATACCCGCACGGGCTGGGAGGGGCGGCCGATGCCGCCTGCGGCTTCCTGTGGCGGCCGTATTTGCAAGAAAACGTGTCCGTCGGAATCCAGGCTTACCTGCGCGAGAACGCCCCGTCTAACATCCCGTCTAGCCCGCTGCTGTCGTGCATCGGCGTCCTGGCCCGCGTGACAGGCGGAGTGCTTACGTCCGACTTTACGTCTGGAGTCCATTACGCCAACGTCACGGGCTACGGCTTCCTGCTCGAAGGCAACGAGCCTCAATCTTCGGCGACTTTTTCCTTGGTGCGCTGGAACGCTGGGCTTAGAACCAACCTGATCACGTTCCCTTATTCGTTAGCCTTAATCCCGACCGACTTTGAGCAGCCCGTCGGTCTTAAGCTGACTGTGACCACGGTGGCAGGCAACGCCGTCCTGTCGGGCACAATCAGCAATGTGACGGTCAACGGAGTGGTGTTTCAAAACTTTAATCTGTTCCCGCCGATCACGGATAGCACGGCAGACAAAATCACGGGCACCGGGCGCGGCGGCATCCTGCTCGGCCAAGACCGCGTGCTTAACTTCGGGCCGGAGTTCCCGATCCGGCTGCGCGAAAAGGTCACGTCCTGGACGGTCACCAACCCGGCAAACGACACGGTGCTGGTGCGCGACGAGTTCTTGCGGCTGAACAAGGGCGCAAGCTTTCTTGACACCTCGGACTTCGGGACCACCGGGCGCTCGCTTCAGTCGGCGTTCTACCACGACCTGCAAAGCGCCGCCGGGCAAACGCAGGGGAAGATTACACGCGACACGTCACCTGCTGACGCAATCCAGTTCACGGCCGCGGGGCTGGGCGATTCGACATTTGTGAACTCTGAATGGGCAGCTCTGTCGCAACGCCCAGCAAATAACACACGCACGCAAACGCCGAAGATCGTCGTGCAGTGGGAGTCTTCTGGGACGGACGGTTTGTCTCACTTTCGACATGCGGGCCTGATTGTGCGCGGGTCTGCTCCGACGCCGAGCAGCAACGGCACGACCACGACCGGCTATGTGGCCTACATCGGCAGGACCATAGGCGGCGGGGTGGCTAAGCTGTGGCGTTACCTGAACGGTGCCAAAATCGAATTGGCGGCAGCCAGCTTTACGGTCAACGAGGCGACCGATTACACCGTGGAGCTGGCTGTGCGCGACCAGCCAGGCACGGGCCTTGGCGGGCCGGCCGAACTTGAGCTGCTAGTAGACAGCGTGCGCGTCAACCTTGTGGCGACCACAAACGTCGACGGTGTGTTTAACCCGTCCAGCGGCATCGTGGTCGATGGCACGGCGAATCGGATTACGCAGGGCCCCGGAGAGGGCATCTACGTATTCAGCAACGACACCACCAAAACGATCAGCGTCACGACGTGGGACGAAGGCATTGTAGTGCCCAGCGTTACGCCGTGGGAGGACTATGCCAGCTACCCGGTCTTGACCGAGGGCACGGCTTCTGGGTCGCTCAACACCGTGGCGCGGGTCGTCTACCCGTTTGCGCCTGCGGCTGTGCACGTGACCGACACGACGATCTCGGATGCAGGCTACCGGTACACGCAGGCGCGGATCTCCCGGGGCTATCGGCTGTATGATCGCCTCCAGACCGAGCCCATGGGGCAGGCGGCGTTTGATGCGCTGCTGGCCTTCTGGCACAGCAAGGAAGGCGGCAAGGCGTTTAGCTTCACCGACCCGGTCGATGGCCTGACCCGCAAGGTCCGGTTCGCCCCCGAGTCGTGGCAGGTCTTTGAGCCGTTCCGCGGGGTCTACTACGTCGAGTTCGGACTCGAGGAGCTGGCATGACACTGACGGGCAACCAGATCGACCTGCTGAACCGGCAGAACAACGCCGACCCGTTCGTCTGGCTTTACGCCTTCACGATCCCGTCGAGCCCTGTGCAGGTGCTGCGCGTAGCCGCCTACGACGAGCCCATCCAGTACCTGACCGACAGCGCAGGCGAGCCGATCACGTGGAGCCCGTTCCCGGTGCGCCACGAGGGGATCGAGATGTCCAGCGACGGGGCACAGGAGGTGCTGCGGATCAGCGTCGGCAACGTGACCCGGGAGGCGCAGGCGCTGATCGAGCTCTACGACGGCCTGACCAACCAGGACGTGCGGGTCTACCTGGTCAACGTCGCGGCGCTCGGCGACCCGATCCCGTTCGTCGAGGTCAGAGGCAAGGTCGTCTCCTCGGTGGCCTCGGAGCGGGCCGCTGCCTTCTCGATCGGGGTGGGAAACCTGCTGCGGACCTTCCTGCCTCGGACCCGGATCCTCCGCAAGTTCTGCCGCCACCAATACAAGGGGGCGGCCTGCGCCTACTCCGGGGGGATCGTGGGCTGTGACAAGACCCTGGACGGCCCCAACGGGTGCATCGTCCACGCCAACGCGGACCGCTTCGGTGGCTTCCCGGGGGTGGGCAAGTCGTGATCTCCTACGAGGATCTCCTTGGCCAGCCCTACGCCGCCTGGAAGTGCGGCCAGGTGGCCGTCGAGATCGCCCGGCGGGCCGGCAAGAAGATCCCGGACCAGGCCTTGGAAGAGCCCGAGGACTTGAGCCGTTGGCTGACCGTAGCATCGCCGACACGCTACACTGAGGGAGACGTGATCCTCGGACGAGACCGCGGCGGGATGCTGTTCGCGGGCGGCCTCGTGTGCCGCCGCCAGGGGCTCGTCGTCACGTCCAGCCACCGGGAGGGGGTCTTTGCCCTTCCCCTGGCCTCGATCGACCTCGTGGGGGTGTACCGGTGGCCATCGCACTGACCAGCCAGCGCAACCCCCTGGACGCGGGCTCGCGGGAGACCGTCTGGATCCCCTGGCGCACGGGGACGAGCCTGCGGGACGTGCTCCCGGGCTGGGCGACCGCCGAGGGGGTCGTGGCGCACGTCTACCTGAACGGCGTGCGGGCCCGCGTGCTTGACCAGGCGCTGCTCGACGACGACGTGGTCGAGGTGCTGGAGATCCCCCAGGGGCTGCTTGTCGCTCCGGCCGTGGGGGCTGTGCTGACCGGCACGGCGTCGGCCTTGGCGGCCAAGGCGGCGGCGGTCGCGTTTTGGGCCGGCGCAGCCAACCTGGCGCAGAGCTTCGCGTTCTCGTTCCTCGTCGGCAAGCTCCTGGCCCCCAACAAGGGCCCGGCCAACCCAGGCGACGAGGCCAGCCCCACGTACCGATTCGGCGGCATTGCCTCCAACGGCGACGCCGAAGGCGCGGCCCTGCCCCTGGTCTTCGGCCAGATCCGCACCGGCGGCGTGGTCGTCCAGCGCTACACCCGCGCCTCGCTGACCTCGACCTACCTCTACACGTTGGTGGCGCTGTCCGAGGGGCCGATCGAGGCCATCGGCGACGTGACCGAGGACTCGGGCCCGCTGCGCCTGTCCGACGGCAACCTGCCGGCCGGCATGGAGGTTAACGGGCGCCCGGTCTCCGACTTCGAGGAAGTCGAGGTGCACGTGCGCCTCGGGGACCTCTACCAGGACGCCGTGCCCGGCTTCGAGGCCAGCTCGGTCCAGTACCCGGTCGATCAGGCGCTGCCGCCCTCGAGCACGCCCGGGGCTGTGACCATCACGCCGAAGAACGGGGGGTACGACCCCGGCGTGCCGGCTGACCTAACCGAGCTGAACAAGTGGGACACAGAGGTGACCTATTCGATGGGCGCCGGCGAGGAGGCCGACGAGTTCTCGGCGACTGTGACCTTCCCCGAGGGCCTCTACACCTTCTCGGGCTCGGGCTCCCTGACCAACAACCAGGCGCAGTTCCAGCTCCGCTACCAGGCGCTCGACGGCTCGGGCACGCCGATCGGCAAGGTGGTCGTTCTGCCGGCCGAGGGCACGGTCACGCAGGCGAAGACCGGGGCCTTCGACGTGGAGTTCCGCCACCCCTTCATCGACCCGGCGACCTACACGGCGCCGGCGCAGGGCTTCTACTTGAAGCTCCAGGGGGTCAACGGCTGTGTGACCAAGGCCAGCCCCACGGGCATGACCGACCCGCAGGCTGAGAACGTCCAGTGGACGACCTCGGGCTGGGTCAAGCTCGACGTGGACAACCAGGACGCGACCCAGACCTACCACGTCTGGAACTTCTGGGACGGCGCCACCAACCGCGGCTTCAAGGTCTGGCTCCAATACATCAGCTCGGGCGCCGCCAAGAGCGTGCGGCTGTTCGTGCAGTACGGCACAGGCTCCGGTTCGGTCACGTCCGACTTCCCTGTCGAGTCGCTGGCCGGTCCCTTCTTCGCCGTCCAGGAGTGGGTCGCCTCCGAGGTTGAGCGCTGGCACCACCTCGCCGTGACCTACGGCGGCTCGAGCGCGGGCGTCGCCGGCGCCGGCCGGCTCAAGTTTTACTGGGACGGGGCGCTAGTTTGGTCGCTCAAGGTCGAGAACGTGAACCACAGGCTCCCGACCGCGGGGACTGTGCGCGTCGGGTCGGAGACCAACGTGACCAACTTCGCGGACGCGGACTTCGACGTCTTCAAGCTGTTCCTGCGCGAGCTGACCGGCGCCGAGGTGCAGGTCCAGTACGCGGACGGCTCGGGCTTCACCGGCACGGGCAGCGAGCCCGACCTGCTGCTGTGCTGGCCGTTTGACACGTCCGGCGGCGGGACCACGGACGACCTCTCCCCGAACAACAACGACGGCACGCTAGTCACGGGCGCCGCGATCTCGGTCGGCACGGACTTCGGCGTGGCCCCCGGCAGCGCCGGCGGGACCTTCAAGCGCGGCCGGTACAAGGTCGAGATTCAGCGCCTTAACGCGGAGTCCACGTCCACCTTGAGCCGCAACGCCGCCGAATGGACGGCGATCCAGCTCGTGACCTGGGCGGACTTCCGCTACCCCGGAGTCGCCCTGGTCGGTATCCGCCAGAAGGCGACCGACCAGCTCCAAGGCGGGCCCCCGACCTACACCTTCGAGGTCAAAGGCCGCCGCGTGCCCGTCTGGAACGGGGCTTCGACGGTGACGCCGAGCGCGCCGCTGGCCTGGTCGCAGAACCCGGCCTGGATCGCTGCCGGAGTGCTCACGTCCGAGGAGGGGCTCGGCGACCGCTACGGCTTGGTGGACTTGAAGCTCGACGAGTTCAAGGCGTGGGCCGACTGGTGCGACGAGTACGTGCCTGACGGCCTCGAGGAGGTGGACGCCGCCGACCTGACGAGCTGCACGTTGTCGTACAATGCTTCTCTGAACAACGTGACCGCCGTGCTGAACGGCGTGGAAAGCGTCCCCGACAAGTGGCAGGTCGGCTATGCCGTCCGCTTCGAGGCCTTAAACGCCGAGTACAACACGCCCGAGGGCGCGGCTTACGTGCTCACTTCGGTCGCCTACGTCTCGGATCTGGAGAGGCTGACGCTCGTGGCGCCCTTGCCCGCGGGCATGGCCGCGCCGACGACTTTGTCTGTCACGCCGACCACGGGCAAGATCCGGGGCGCCGAACGGCGGATGCAGTGCGATATCGTCCTCGACCGCCGCAACGACGAGGCGGTAGACGTGCTGGAGCGGATCTTCTCATCCGGCCGGGCGCAGCGGGTCGTCCAAGGCGGCCGGGTCGGGGTCTTCGTCGAGCGGGCGGCCTCGCCCGTGGCCTTGGTTACGCACGCCAGCGTCGTCGAGGGGAGCCTCGAAACCCTGTACACGGCGATCGACGAGCGCCCCAACGTGATCCAGGCCGAGATCCTGGACCGCGACGCGGGCTACACGGTCCAGCGCCTGGAGCTCGAGCACCCCGACGTTCAGGACCCGGCTAAGTTCGACGGCCGGCGCGTGCGCTCTATCAGCCTTGAAGGCGTGGTCCGCCGATCCCAGGCCCTGCGCGAGATCAAGTACCAGCTCAACCTGTTCCACCTGGTCCGCCGGCAGGCTTCTTGGAAACAGCCGGCCCTGGCGATCGCCCGTCGCCCCGGCGACGTGGTCATGGTCGCCCACGACGTGCCGCAGTGGGGCTACAGCGGCAAGCTCCGTGGCAGTTCGGCCACGCAAGCGATCGCCTTGTCGAACTCGATCGAGCGCTCGCTGTGGATGAATGTCGGGCTGATTGCCGACTACACGCCTCGGTGCGCCATTTATCGTGGCAACCTATTCACGGGCGCCCGCTTTTGGGTTTCTGAAACCGCATCGGGGCCCAAGAACCTGACCGACAACGGACAGCCGAAAAGCCTCGACCAGGACGCAATTCCGCTTAGCCTCGCCAGCGGCCAACGCCTGGCGACTGTGCTGTTTCGCGACATACTTACAACGGGCCTTGATACAGCTCCTTTGCCCGTTTACCGAGCCGGCAATTACATCGTGACATGGGCCTCAGGCACGGCCACGCCGGAGGTCGGCTACGATGCTTCGGGGCTGACGCTGATAGGCTTGAGAAAGTGGCGCTTCACTGTCACGACCCCTAGTTCAGCGGGCATTCACTTCGCTTTCACCTCGATCACGTCGAAGCCCGAGGGCCTAAGGCTTTACTACGAGGCGGACGAGCCATTCATCGACTCCGACCCGTGGGCCCCGGAGTTCGTTGAATTCACTGCTCCGTTCCGCGGTCTGCGCTGGATGGGAGCACAGGACACAAACCAAAACAAGGCCACGGCGCCAATCCCGTCTGACTACTTGTTTTGGACCGTTCAGGGGCCGCCGATCGAGAAGATGTGCGAGTTCTCGAACCGCTACGGCAAGGACCTGTGGACGTGCTGCCCGGCCTTGTATCCGTTCATTCAGCAGCTCGCGTTTGCAGGAAGACACCGCAGCGCCCTCGCGCCCGAGCGACGCTGGTGGTGCGAATACTCCAATGAGCATTGGAACGGCGGAGCTTTTGAGATTGGCGGCGCGTGGTATTTAGGACCTCTTATCAGCTCCTCGCACGTGTTCAGCACGGCCAACGACTTCCAGCCGCACCCGACCATCAGCAATGCCTTTGTCATCGGTCCCGGGGCCGTGGACCCAAACCCCTTTAGGGCAATGCGGATCCAGTCGGGGATCCTGAGCAACAACTTCTTCGCCAGTGTCGAGAACGCCTGGGGCACGGAGATCTCTCGTGTGACCAAGGTGTTCGGGGCTCAGTACGTCAGCGCTGACAGCGTTTTGGACGGGGTCGCCAACTGCCCCAAGTGCGACGTTGTCGCCGGCGCCCCGTACAACCCGCCCTCGCCGCTTGACCCCGACTTTAACCCGGACACTCAAACGGTCAATCAGCTGTTCACAAACCTGGCCGGAAAGCACGCGGAGATCGAGGCCAACATTTCAAACTTTGTCACGACGGTCTCAAGCTTAAGCAAGGGCGTGTGCTGGTATGAAGGCGGGCAGCAAATCATTGCGCAATCTGGCGGCGTTCTCACAATGATGGCTGTCCAAAGCGACCCGAGGATCAAAGACGAGATCCTGTGGATCCTTGACAAGGTCGAGCAATATGCCCCAAACAGCGTCTTTGCTTTTTATTCGGACGCTACGGCAGGCGGGCCCGAGGGGCAGTTTGGTGCCAAGCGCTGGTACGCGCAACCGAACAACCAAGCCTTCAAGTACCAAGCGCTGCTCGAGTGGATCGGCGACACCGACCCGGACCCGGGCGGCGGCGGCGGCGGCGGCGGCGGCGGGCCCGGCTCGGGCGAAGCCGACTACACGGTCTTCCTGGACCGCGACGTAGTCATCCCCTCGGGCACCGTCTACATGGTGATCGAGGACCAGAGCACCAACGAGCACGCGCAGTTCACTATCCAGAGCGCGGCGGGGACCTACGTGGCCGGGGACGGCATCGCCATCCGCGGCACGGACGACTGGGTCCCGGCGAAGGGCGACCAGTATTCGCTGGGCAGCACGGGCAAGATCTACAAGCGCTTCCGCGTTGTGCGGACTGCGATCGACGGGGACAAGATGCAGGTCGATGTCGAGGCCGTCGAGTACAACGAGGCCATCTATTCTGACGACTTCGGGTCGCTGCCCTTGCCCGAAACCTCGCTGACCACGAACACGCTAGACAGCGTGACCCCGGAGGCGGTGCAGAACTTAACCGTCACCGAAACCACGGCGACCAACGAGGACGGCGGGGCGGTGGTCTCCGCGACCCTCAACTGGCAGTACGACCCGGAGACCGTGCGCTCGGTCGCCAAGGTCGAGATCTACGTGCAGCCGATCGGCAAAACCCCGGAGCTGCGGCTCTCCATCCCCGGCCAGCCGACGGCGGCGCACGTGCAGCTCGACCAGACCGATCGTGAATCGCTGCTCGAGTTCTTTGTCCGGCCGGTCGGGGCCCGCGGGCAGGCCCGCGCCGTTCGCGCTTCGGCCCGTGGGCACCTGCGCCCGCTGGGCCTCGTGATCACGCCGCCGGCGCCGACCAGCCTGGGCCTCAACCAAACAGGCTACCGGGCCGTTTACACGCTTGTGGACTCGGGCGCGGCCCGCGTTGGCGGGTACGAGTTCCGCCGCGGGGGCTGGATCCTCGGGCAGCGCATTGGCTTTACGGCCCGGGGCGAAACGCAGCTTGGGCCGACATTCGACTTTGGAGCCTTTTCGGACGACGCCGGCGCGAACGGGCCCTATCCGATCTACGCGCGCTCCTTCCTCGGCAGCGGGCAGTACGGCAAGCAAGTCACCCTGTCGAGCTACCCGACGGCGCCTGGCAAGATCTTGTTCGAGCGCCACCTGCAAGACCACGGGGCGACCGGCTGGAATGACGTGACGCTCACGGGCTTCTCACGTGTCGTTTCGGCGCCGGGCACGGCTTTGGTCGCTGACAACATCACGGGCGCGGTTTCGATCGACTACACCTTCCCGGCCCTGCGCGAAGCTCAAGAGGTCTACGTTTACTTTTGCTGGGAAGCGACGCAGACCTACTCGGGCGCCGAAACCCCGGTGGACACGCCGCTCGGTAACAGGTGGACGACCGAGGGCCCGCTGTGGACCTACAGCGGCGAGACCGAGAACACGGCTGTGCGCGCCGGCTTCAAGTACGTGACAACTACGGCGACGCCGACCATCCCCCTTTCGTCTGACGGATACCGGCCGGGCTCGTTCTACCTGCGCCGCGGTCGGATCTTCTTGCGCTTCTCCCGCTCAAGCGCCTCGCTGATCGGGATCAACCTCAAACGGGCCTACATTGCCGTCGTTGAAGCGCCGCGGCCCAGGCTCAACTTCCCCAACGTGGAGGCGTATTTCTAATGGCTGAAACTGTGACGCTCGAAGACCTGTCGTCCCAACCTGCCGGGCAGCCGGCCTTGGTCAGCTCCAGCAGCTTGACCATGATCCACACGACCGGGCTCGACACGAACGGTGTTACCCGGGAGCGGATCACGATCTACGCCTGGAACAGCTCGACGGCGACCCGAACCTTGTCCGTCGCTGTGACCGGGGGAACGGCGCAGATCGTGATGACGCTGCGCCCGCAAGCCGGCCCGATCCTGGTGGCCCCCGACTTGATCCTGCCGGCAAGCACGCTTTTCACAAACCGTGAGATCGCGGCGCAGGCGGATGGGGCCGACGTGTACGTGTCGGGCATCGTCTACCAATACAAGGACGTGGAGATCTAGTGAGCAGGCTGATCGGACCTGGGCGGGGCAACGACTTCGCGCGCTACGACTCGGGCACGGCGTTCCCGCCGCGCCCGGTCGATGGCGATCTGTTCTTCCGCACCGACCTGGACGAGGTGTTCTACTGGGACGCTGGCCGCTCCAAGTGGCTGTCTGTCGGATACGAAACGGCGGACTTCGCCTACCTGTTCTCGGTCACGAACGGCATGTCCTACATCGACGCCTATCAGTGCGTCGTCAACGTGTACGGATACTCGTACCCCTGGGACATGCAGCTTGTCGGGTTCCGCTGCAACGTTCAGGCCTCGAGCTCTTGCACGTTCGCCGCCTACCTCGGCGCGACCCTCGGACCGACCCTGGCGCTTTCCGCTGCGACCAAAGGCAGCGCCACCAACTGGAACGCCACCCTGACGGCTGGCACGACGCTGACCCTTTTCATTCTCAACACCGCGACCAACGCGCACAACGCGCAGATCCTCCTGAGGAGGACCGCCACATGACCACGCAACCTCGCACCATCCCGCCGGCCGCTGTGCGGCCCGGCTGGGTCACTTCGGAGTTCTCGACCCTCCTCGGCGCCTGGCTCGGCGTCCAGGCGATGCCCGAGCACCTGGTGTGGCCGACCGTCGCCGTC